CTATATTTGTAGGATTGTCAAGAACAATTTACCATCTTTGTTCTTTTATTCTTTTTGACGAACGTGTGGTTTTTACAGCGTTCATTATTCTTAGTAATTGATTTGATTTTTGGTTTGAGCCCCAACCATTTTTAGTGTCAAATGTTTTGGCATATTCACATTCTTGTGCAAATTGTTTTGCAATTATTTTCTCTAAGCAAAGTAAATCATCATCGCTTAGTGATGGTAGTCCGGTTTGTGCCATTGTGAAATCTCCTATTATATGCATCTTCAAAACCTTCTTCATAATCATATAACGGAGCCCCATTGCAACCGTCGACCCATAATCTTTTAAAGTAACTATCTGCTGATAACTTTGCAGTATCATCACTTTCGGCAATATGTCCTTTGACCATCCAAAATAATCTATATGCTTCTTTGTGCTCATTGCCGGTCATATTGTATTTACATCTTTATAATATTAGAGCGCTAACATCATTGAAAATCTTGCAAAACAAAATGTCCATCTCTGGTACGTAAATCTAAATTAAACTTATGCTGTAAGTGAATTGCAAATTCGTTTGTAGCAAACGCAAAAACGTATTTAGGAATGTAATTTCCTTTATCAATAAAGTCTTCCATTTCTTCCCAGTTGTCTTTTTGCGGATTACTTATTGCACAATTAGCAGTGCTTTCGCAAACAAAAATTTCACTTACTCCAAATCTTTTATGAATCATTTATATACCTTTCAAAAAGTTCAACAAGTTGTAAATTTTTCATATCATCTCCTAAAAACAATTGTTTTGCTTTTGGGTCTGAATATTCTTGTACACCTAGTCTCATTGCAACATCATCTTCGTTTATTGATTCTCCATACAAATCAGCAGCCCATACTTGACTAATTATAACCAAGTCTGCTGTTTGATCTCCTGATAGATCCCACTTTTTTGAATATTCAATAGCTACCTTTCTTGCATTAAAATAGGTAGTTGCTTTGTGTCCTAACTGTTCTAAATAATTATCATTCATGTGTCTAATTTTTGTTGTTGTAATTCTTTTCTTCTTGCCACTATGAGTTTGCTCATATCTTGTAAGGCCATGCGAGCTCGTTGTGCTGCAATCTTCTTGCCGTACTTTTCAAAATCTTCAGTTTCTTTAATGTATGTTTGGAAAAGAGTCATAAACTCTTCGTGAAGTTCTGTCATTATGCACCATTAGCGTAGACATTAGTTGACCCAGATGAAATTTGATGTGTTTGGCTTGTGCCGTCGCCATCGTAGTGATCGCCTACACGCCCGATTTCTAAGTTATTTGCGTAGACGTTCTGCGAATAGGTATCTAAGGGCGGCGAGTGATTTGTAGCTGACGCTACACAAGGATCTCCGTGTGGATGACTTACCATAACATCGGTTTTACGAACTACTCCAATGTTATTTGCAAAAACATTATTGCTACCAGCATTACTTGATTGTGTTGTATCTGTATTCCAGTTCCACTTAATAGCTGTTCCAAATTCATCAAATGCACATGCAGTTCCCTTTGCACCATCAGTACAACTTACATTACTATTACCATCTTTTAAAGCTACTAACGGCATATTACACCATTTGAATTCCGCTAGTGCTTGCTACATATTGCTTTGCCATACTCTCTTCTGTTTTACTTACAAACAAAATACCATTTTTATTCAATGGTATTTTACCTTTAGGATCAACAGTAAAGGCAAATGGACCTAACCCAATACCTTCTTGTGTAGCTTGTAGAGCTAATGGTTTTGTTACTGTGATTGTAGAATCGTTTTCTTCTACAAAACGACCTACAATTTCTTCACCTGCATTTGTTCTAATAGTAACTGTGTCATGTAGTTTATAAGGTGTTTCGATAATCATAATGAGTGTCCTGTTCCTGTGTAATTAGTGTCTTCGATATATTTTACAAATTGCTCATAGCCGCCAACAGAGTTGCCACCTACTGTAATTTGTGGGAATGTTCTTGCGTTTGGAAATGCCTCTAATACTTGATCTCTGTCAAAGTCCTTGCCAAGCTCTTTATATTCAAAATCATATTGCCTTTGTTCGCACAAGGCTTTTGCTTGTGTACAACTCGGACATGCAGGTTTGCCCCATATGGTTATCATAAACTAAATCCTTTTAATTTATTCTTATCTACATCTTGCTTGATACCACCGATAACATAAGATTCAACTTCTGTTTCCTGTGGAGCAACTTGTAGCCCAGAGCTACTTAACCAATGCTGTGTCCAAGGTAGCGGGTTTGTGTTTACTGGCTGATCAAAGATAGCATTAAATCCTAATGCCTTCAACCTGCGGTTGGCAATGTATTCTACATATTGATTCAACAGTGTTGTGTTTAGTCCAATCATGCTGCCGTCTTTGAATAGATACTCTGCCCATGATTTTTCTTCTTCAACACTGGCACGCCACATGTTATAAACTTCTTCTTCGCACTCTTTTGCAATATCGACCATCTCCGGATCGTCTTTGCCTTGTGCCCACAACTTTAAAATGTGTGTGCTTAGTGCTAGGTGTTGTGCTTCATCGCGAGCAATAAGACTAATAATCTTTGCTGAGCCTTCCATCATTTTCAATTCGCCAAATGCAAACGTACACGCAAAACTTACGTAAAAACGCAATCCTTCAAGAATATTAACATTCATCATTGCTAGGTATAGTTTCTTTTTCACATCGCGAAGTGAACCTTTGCCATGATGGAACCAATCGTCTGCCGCATCATTGAATGCATCGTAGTTTTTTGTAACGCTAACGGCACGTTCGATAATTCTCTCGTCGTCTAGAATTGTATCAAAAACTTCACTTGGATCTGCATATACATTTTTCATAATGTGTGTATAAGAACGTGAGTGAATTGTTTCAAAGAAGTCCCAAGTAACAATAGAACCTTCAAGTTCAGGAATAGATACGTGTGGCAAAAATGCTAAACACGGACCACGTCCTTGTACACTATCTAGTAATGTTTGATACTTTAGATTAGCAGTAAAAATATGTTTCTGCTCTGGACGGAAGTTTGCATAATCAGAACGATCTTTTTGTAAACTTACTTCTTCTGGACGCCAAAAGTAACCCAGCATTGTTTGATTTAGTTTATCAAACACAGGAAACTTAAATACATCGTATCGCTGTGTGTTTTGTTCTGCACCAAAAAACATATGCTCTTTGGTAAAGTCTACTTTTTCTCTATTAAATACTGTTTTACTCATTGTGTGTCCTCTTTGTGTTTCTAAATTATAATTGGATCAGGGCCGTTTGTCAAGTTTAAATTGCACATGCTTCGCAAAATTCATCGTCTTCATCTGTTGCTAATGTTGCAGGTTGCACTTCTGGCTGATTGTCATGCCAGCCTATTGAATGTGCTGGTTCGTCCATGTCGCTTGGATCTTCTTTGTAATCATATGTATTTTGATAGTAAGAAGTTTTCCAACCTAGTTTGTATGTCATTAGTAAGTCCTGAATCATAACACTCATCGGAACTTCATTGTCTGGGTATTGTGTTGGATTATATGACCAGTTGCCACTAATTGCTTGATCAAAGAACTTTTGCATAACTGCTACAGTGTTGATATACCCTTCATTGCTTGGCATTTCCCATAACAGTGTGTAGTATTGCTTTAACGAAGTATATTGTGGAACAATCTGCTTAAGAGGCCCTTTCTTGGACTTCTTAACGGACAAGTAGCCACGTGGCGGTTCGATTCCGTTAGTTGCGTTCGACACAACGGAACTGCTCTCCGATGGCATTTGAGCGGACAATGTTGAGTGACGGAGGCCGTGCTCTCTGATATCATTACGTAAACTATCCCAATCATAGTTTAACTTGTTCTCCACAATTGCGTCGACATCCGTCTTATATGTATCAATTGGAAGAATGCCGTCGCTATATTTAGTACGGTCAAAGTAGTCGCAAGCACCGCGCTCCTGCGCTAATTTGTTGCTGGCTTTAAGTAGATAATATTGAAATGCTTCAGATAAATCATGTGTTAACTGCCACGCTTCTTTTTCTGCATAGTTTACTTTGTTCTTTGCTAAGAAGTGTGCTAGTCCAATATAACCTACACCTAAACTACGTCTTGCTTTTGTGCTAATTTCTGCTGCCTTGATTGGATAGCGTTGGTAATCAATAATTTCTTCTAATGCTCTTACTGCTAGTTCACATAAGTCTTCTAAGTCTTCAAGACCTTTAATTGTGCCTACATTAATAGCACTTAGGATACACAATGCAATTTCACCTTCTTCATCATCAATATGAT